GCTGTTTAGCAGCGTCACAAAAGCCGGTGCCACGCTCGGCCTGTCCACCGACCGCGTATCCCTTGCTCTGCAGGCTTTGAGCCAAATGGCCAGCAAGGGAACCGTGCAAATGGAAGAGCTTCGTGGGCAATTGAGCGAAAATTTGCCGGGCTCGCTGTCTCTGGTTGCCAAAGGTTTGGGGTTAACCGAGCTGCAGTTAGTCAACCTGGTCGGCGCTGGAAAGCTGGCTGCTCGCGACCTGTTCCCGGCGCTGGCCGAATCGCTCAAGTCGATGGAGGGCGATACGAATACTGCTGCTGGCAGCTGGGAGCGCTTTAAAAACGCGCTGGATCTGAGCCTGACGAATCTGGGCGACTCGGGCGGCATGGCGGTGCTGACGCTGTCCCTGCGCACGCTGGCCGCTGTTCTGGGCGTGATTGTGGTGCCGATTGCAGCCTTCATCGAGATAATTTTCGGTTCGGCTAAAGCCGTCGGCGTGCTGGCCGGGGCGCTGACCACGCTGTCCAATCCGCTCGATGCGCTGAAAGAAATTTTCGGTGGCGCGGCGGGCCGCGTCGAGGCGCTCACCGAGTCGTTTGCATCGGCGGCAGGCATGTCCATAAAGCATGCAGATGCCCTGGGCGCATCAACAGAGGCGATGCGTGCAGGTGCTCAGGCCGCAGCCGCAGCAGCTGCGAAGATGGCTAATGCCACCACGGCCATCCAAGCCAATGCCGCCGCCACCGACGGCGCAGCGCTGGCCCAGAAAATCATGGCAGACAGCACCACTGGCCTAAATGAGAAGTGGGTGCAGCTCGGCGTCCTGCTGGGCGAGGTCGTAGTAGCGCAGGAAAAGCAGGTCACCGTGTCCGAGAAGCTGGCTGCTGCCGCAAAAATCGAGGGTGACAGTATCGTGGCACTGACCAAGCTGCGCGGCAATGATGCCGACACGCTGCAGGCCGAAATTGCCGCCGCTGAAAAAAATGTGGTGGCTTTGAGCGCGTTGACCAGCGCCCGGAATCAAGGTCTCGCCACGCTGCAGTCTGAGCTGACCCAAAAGCTCGCGCTGATCGCTGGTAACGAAAAAGAATCAACGGCACGGGCTAAGGACATCACTGAAATCCGGGCGAAGGTCAGCGCGATGGAGGCTGAAACTATCGCCAGCCGCAACGCGCTTGAAGCAGCTAAAAACGAGGCGACTGCGCGTCGGATTGCCCTTGACGCATATAAGGACAATGCATTGGCAGTGGCCTCATCGCGTGTCGCCCTGGAAAAGGCCATGCAAGTCGAGGCCGATTACATCCGGCTCGAAAAAGAGGGAATGATCTCAAAAGAGGCCGTGACGGATGCCACCCGCCGCCGCACGCAGGCCGAAGCGCTCTACAAAGATGCCTTGAGCGATTCGATCAGACTCGAATCTGCACGGGCTTCGGCGCAGCAGTCGGAGCTGCAACTGCAGCAGTCAGGTTACACCCTACTGCAGGCCCAGGCCGAAGCAGAAAAGCAAAGAGCACTGCGCCTAGGCAATGAATATGCATATACGCAGGCAGTCATCAAGCAGAAAGAAATCGACATCAAGCTGATCGAGCTGCGCTACACCACTTTGATGGCCGAGGCCACTGGAATCATGGCCGTCTCCAATGCCACCAGAGCCGAATTGGAGGCCAAGGGCCAACTCACGGAAGTCCAGCGCCTGACCATCGAAAACAGCATCCGCTCAGCTGAAATCAAGCTAACGGAAGCCGAGGCCACCAAAGCGGGCGTCACTGAGCTGAAAAAGCAATTGGAGTCGCTGAAAACCGGAAATCAGATCCGCGACGAGTGGAATTCAAAAACAAAGACGAACACTGCCTCGACAGTGTTGGAGACTGCCGCCACTCAACTCAGCACCGAAGCCATCAAAGCGCGGGCTGACGCCTTTGAGAAAATGATGATGCGGTACACGCTGTCTGCTGACTACAGCGAGCACCAGATCGCGCTGCTGGAAGCGGAAAATGCCCTGGTTGAGCGTCGCAATGCTCTGGAGCGTGAGCGGCTGAATATCGACAAAGAAGGCTACAGCTTGAACACCGCTGGCCAGCGCGTCATCCAAGAAATCCAGACCCAAAGAAGCATTTATGAAAATGCCAAATCGCAAGGTCTGACTGAAGAACAGGCGCTGAAACTATCAAATGAAACTGCCCTGCCGTACAACGGAAAGTCGGTTACTGCGGGGACGCGCGCCGAAGATATGGACGGCTCAACTTGGAGCACCAAGCTGCAGAAAAAGATTGATGAGCTTGTCCTAGCCAATGCCAGTACCAATGCCAATTCCAGTGCCAGTGCTACGGCTGCAGCGCAAAGCAATGCGGCATCTACACCCCAGCCAGCGGTAACACCAGCAGCGGCACCTGCAGCCCAACCCACGCCTGCGACCAACACTTATGTCACCAACATCACGATCCCCGGCAGTGCTCAGAAGACGATCAGCATGACGGACGCTGCCAGCGCCATCAATCTCAGCGACATCTTGAGCCAACTGACCACCGCACGCAGTACCGCATCATGACCATCACCTTGACCTACAACACCACCACCGTTGAGCTGCCAGAAGCCCTGAACTGGTCTAACGAATACGGCTGGTCGCCCGTGGAGCAGTCCACCGAATACAGCACCGAGGGCGCATTGATCATCGATGTTGCTCTCAAGCTTGCAGGCCGCCCCATCACGCTTGAGGGCAGTGAGGATTGCACCTGGTGTACCCGTGCGCTGTGCGACACGCTGCAGGCCTTGGCCTCGCTCCCCGGCATCGAGCTGACGCTGGTTGTGCGCAGCGTGGCCCGCACAGTGATTTTTAACCATGCGGCCGGGGCGTTGCGAGGCTTTCCTGTGATTTTTTACGAAGACGGTTCGATCCAGCCCGACGACTGGTACGTGCCAACCCTGAGATTTTTGGAGATTTAACACCTATGCCTATCCTCACTGACGACATCAAGCTCAAAAAATCAGCCGTCATGGCCGATGTGCCGGAGGGCGGCGGCGGCATGACGGGCGTCGATGTCATTGACGGCCAGAGCAACAACCTGTTCCCGGATTCGTCGCAGGTTGACTGGGCCATCGGGCGGGCGCAGATCCGCAAAGTGTTTGGCGTAGCGCACACCAGCGACACGAACACGCTGCTGGGCGCACACGCCATCATCACCGTGCCACCTGTTGACCCGCTGGTGCATTGCGCGCTGTTCAAAACGGCGGGCTGGGCCGATACCCGCAGCGCAGCGCAAACGGCGATTGAGAAATACCTGGTGAAAGGGCCGCGCATCGCTTATCGGCTCTATGACACGCACTACGCCCTGAGCCGACAAATCCGGCTCATCAGCCTGGTCGGCGGAACGGCCCCGTCCGGTGGCGACACGCTGGTGCTGCGCAACCCTGATGGCGTCGAGCAGTTTGTACGGATTTTGCGTGCCACGTTGTCCTCCGAGCCGATTGCCGTGGTCGAGGGCGGCGGCACGGTGATGCTGACGGCCAGCGTGTTGACATGCGACATCAGCAACAAGCTCGATCATGACTTTCTTGGCCCGCCCGCAATGCGCGTCGGACTTGTCGAAACATCATGGGCCCAGGTGTACAGCACCAACCTCGCAGGCGGAACAGAGTTTTGCGGCATCAAAAAACTCGGCGTTGCTGGCATGCCTGGCGACTACAGCCTCATGACGGATAGCGGCATTTACGCCCCTATCGTGCCCGCTGCGACTATCGAGACGCCGATGACCGACGTGCAGCCCTATGCCCGGCGCACTACGACAAATCCAACCGGCTACACCAGCATTTCGGTGCCGGTGGTAAATATGGCCGTTGGCCCCGGTGTTGTACTGACGGCGCCCGGCCCCATCAGCCCGAAATCGCTTGTCATCATGCTGGGCGCCATCCAATGCATGGAAGTGGGCGACGGCGTGCTGCTGCAGGGCGCTACACCCGTTGGCACGGTGAGCTACAGCACGGGAACCGCCACTTTCAGCGGGAGTGCGCCGTCTTACGGTGTGGTCGCCGTGAGCCTGGCCTACCGCCCTGCCACTGCTGTGGCCGCCGAACCGCACAGCGCCGCTTTCACGGTCACAACGGCGAATCAGGGGACGGGCTACGTGAACGCGTTTTCGCCGCCCCCGGCGCCCGGCACGTTCGCGCTCGACTACATGACGCAGGGCCGCTGGTACACCCTGACCGATGCCGCGCTTTACGGGAAATTGTCTGGCGGCAGCAGTGGTTATGGGATCGGCAACCTCAATTACGAAACCGGCTCAATGGCCGCGACGCTCGGCGCGCTGCCCGATGTCGGGAGCGTGCTGCTGGCTAGCTACGGCTCAGCGGCCAGCGCGGCAGCTTATGACCTGGGGACGGTGCCGGTTGCACTGTCGGCGATCATTGAGACGCCGTGGGACAAGCCGATTGGCACAGTGCGCTGGATAAGCGGTGGCGTTGCAAAGTCGGCTACGCCTGCCGGTGGCGATGCAGCGCTGGTGCAGTTATTTGGTACGCCGACCGCGCAGCGCTGGCGCTTCACACCGACAAGCTTCCCGGATACTGGCGTGACGGTCGATTACATCTTGACCACACCGCACAGCGCAACCGTTATCACGCCGCACACGGTTATCACTCCATCAAGCACGGATTTTTTGAGCAATGGCGATGCCAGTTTTACCCTGGTCGATGTGGTTAGCACGCCGATGGCTGAGGGCAGTTTTTCCGCGCTTATGCGGTTCGTGAACCCCCTTAATGCTGTGCATCCCGAATCTGATTTTTTCGCATGGCTGTACGACAAGGGCGGTAGGGTCTTTTCAGTGCTTGGAACGCCAGCGGGCTCCCAGACGGTGGATTTAGGCTCGATCAACTATGCCACGGGCCAGATTGTGCTGTCGCCCACATTCAATTTGCCAATGTGGCTGCGTGTTTACACCGCGCCTCCAGGGTCGGCCTGGTATGTGCAGGGGACTTACAGCAACTACATTGGGCAAGGTGCGGTCACGACCGGCACGATAAGCGATGTGCTCTACCAGATCGGCGCCAAGTCCGTGACGACCTACACCTCGGATGATGTCATCACGTACACCGATGCCACCGCAACCGCTCCGGTCACGCTGGGCGGCTGGACGCTGGAACTGCCTAGCTCGCCATCTGCGGATGCTGTGAATGCCGCCGTTTTCAGCGTGGGCGGATCGCTCTACACCTGCGTGGCCGGTGTGCTGCGCAGCGGCTGGAGCGTCAAGACCAGCCTGCCTTCGGTGGCCAACGCTGGGAGCCTTTCATCAGCCGGTGTACTGAGTTTTGCAGCTGTCCCGGCGGGCGGGCAAAACCTCGTCACCTGGGCCAATCTGACCCGCGACATTTCCAGCGGGCTCGTCGATGGCGGCGTGTTCCGCACCCGGAGCGCCCCATTGAAAACAGGGGTGCTGCAGTTGCAGTCCGGCGAGGTGATCGGCAGCGCCAATGATGCGGGCCAACTGACGGGCGGCTACACCGGCTCTTTTGATGCGCTCCGGGGTGTGGTGCGCTGGACCGGCGCGCCCGTGGTTCCTGAGACGTTGACCTACAACGCTGTGGCCATTGGCTACTTGCCGCTGGACGCCAGCATTCTCGGGCTGGACACGGTACGCCTTCCGCTCGACGGCCGTGTTCCGATTTACCGTGAAGGCGGCCTGGTCCTGGTGCATCACACTGCGCCGCTGCAGCTGCCCAATCCGCTTGTTAAGGGCACCGATTACGACCTGGGCCGGGTCCGCATTGCCTATGTGCGCGTTAAGAATGCGCTGGGCGCCACCGTGCCGCGCACGCTTTACACCACCGATCTTGACCCTGGCACCTTCACGGTTCCGGTGGACCGCGACATCACCGCCCATCCGCAGCCGTGGACCGTGTTCCATAGGATTGAGGACATGGTGATGGTCAACACGGCTGACATCAGCGGAAAGCTGTCGGTTTCGCCTAACCTGACGCACAACTACCCGCTCGGCAGTTACGTCAGCAGCGTTCTTCTGTTCGGCGACCTGTTCGCCCGCGTGGCCAACTACATCGACCAGCAGACTTGGACCGGCGCCTGGAGCGATGAGCTGATCGGCGCGGCCCCGCTGGCCAACTTCAACCAGACCGATTACCCGGTGGCGGTCACAAATCGCGGAGCCATCAGCGAGCGATGGGCGCTGATCTTCACCAGCTCAATGCAATTTCGCATCATCGGCGAGCACGTCGGCCAAGTCGGCACCGGCGACATCAATACCGACTGCGCGCCCGTCAATCCGGCGACCGGGGCGGCTTATTTCACCGTGCCCGCCCTGGGCTGGGGCGGCGGCTGGTCGGCGGGCAATGTAGAGCGTTTTGACACCTACGCCTGCGGCGCGCCCATCCACGTTCTGCGCACGATTTTGCAGGGACGTTACACCGAAAAATCAGACCAGTTCGAGATGGCTTTCCGGGGCGACGTGAACGCCTGATCCAGCAATTCCAGAAAACCGACTTACCAAGGAAAACATGAAAACCAAATCGTTTCACAGCGCTATGCCCGGCGCGCCCGTTTTGTCTGGCACCGCTGGCGCGCTGCTGTCCGTGCTTGACGCAGTCCTTGTCACCGGCTTTGGCCTGCAGAGCGTCAGTTCGTTGGTCGTCTCCGGCGGTATCGCCACGGCCACGGTGCCCGCGATGCCCAGCGCTGACGTGGACACAGTCATCTTGGTGGCTGGCGCCAGCGTCGCAGGCCTGAACGGAGAGCAGCGCGTCATGGCGGTGGGCGCCAATGCCGTGAGCTGGGCCACCACGGCGCCCGACGGCGCGGCCACTGGCGCCATCACGCTCAAGGTCGCGGCGGCGGGCTGGAGCAAGGCGTTCACAGGCGCCAGTCTGGCTGCTTACAAATCCAATTCTGCCGAAGGGACGGGCTTTTATCTGCGGGTGGACGACACCGGAACCACCACGGCGCGGGTGCGCGGATTTGAAGCCATGAGCGATGTCAGCACCGGAAGCGGATTGTTTCCGAGCGCCGCGCAGTTCGCGGATGGCCTCTGGTGGAGCAAATCCAATACCGCCAGCGGTGCCGCCGTCCAGTGGCGCATTTATGCGGATGACCTGGGTTTCCATTTCTTCGTCAAAAACCTTGGCGCTGGCGGCGAGTACCAGGGCAACTATTTCGGCGATGTCCTGTCGCTCAAGAGCGGCGACCCTTACGCCTGCGCACTGCGCGGCAATGTGTCGGACAAGTCGGCGGCGGCGGGCGGCACCTTCGGCGACGACTTGATTTATGCCGACGGCGCGCAGGCGTATGACGGCCTGTACATGGCCCGCGCCGCCAACACGCTGGGCGGCGCGGTGCGGGTGTCGTCGGCGCCAGTGATGGCGCTGGGCGTTACGGCCGCGCACGTCACCGGGTCAGTCGGCTTTGCTTACCCGGCGCCGGTTGATAACGGCTTGATGCTCACGCCCGTGCTGCTGCACAACGCGCAAGGACCACGCAGCTACCTTCCCGGCCTGCACTACTCGCCGCAGGTGGTCAACGCCAGCTTTGCCACTGGGGACGTTGTCGATGGAGGCGGCGACATGGTCGGAAAAAAAGTCCAGGCCGTGCGCCTGGGCGCGCTCATCATGACGCCCGCGCAATGCGGCTGCGTGTTTGTCGATCACGTCTCGGACTGGCGGTAAGGAATGGCCGCGCACCGTTATTGGCGGTTGGTCGGATTTTCTGTCCCCGGCAATGGACCGCTGGAGCTGTCCGAGGCCCGGATTTATGCCGCTGGCGTGCTTGCAGACGAGACTGCAACGCTTAGCTGCACGTTTTCGCCTACCACCGGAGCGCTGGCTGATCTGCGCGATGGCTTTACGACTGGGTCAGTGTCATGGCTGCTTTCGGCGCACAGCAGCGCAGGCTTTGCCTTGGTATGGGATTTCGGCGCCGGGCAAGGTGTGGAATATGCTCAGCTACAACTTGGGGCATGCGGCGCCGCTGGCACATTCCCGCTGGACCTGATGTTTCAGTATTCAGATGACGGGCAGGTATGGTTGACCCACCAGTCATATTCTGCGATCGCATTTCCCGGCCCGCAAAGTGTCACTCATACACCGTGGACTGAAGGTGACCCGGTTTTCGACAAAGTTAAATTGCTGCTGCACGGTGACGGGGCGAACGGCTCTTCAGTGTTTACTGACGTGTGCGGCCACACTGTCACGCCTGTGGGCGACGCCCACATATCCACAGCGCAGACAACGACCGGCGGGTCAGTGATGGCGTTCGACGGCGCTGGCGACTGTCTGACAATCCCGTCGAGCACTGATTTCGATTTGGGCACGCTGTACACGGTCGAGGTGTGGATTTACCCGCGCTCCATCAGCTCTAACTTTGGCATTGTTCATCGGGGGTTTTACACGACGACAAATTATTTGTGGACGGGTGCTTTCGCTTTCTCGACTCGCTGGCTGGGTGGGTCGGATGCCTTTCTTAGAGTAGCTTTTTACGCTACATCCAATGAGACAGAACAATATGTTGACATACCAAACGCATTTTTGGCGGGTGCCTGGACTCATTTCGCAGTAACGCGAGAAGGCACAGTTGGAAAAGTATGGATCAATGGCGCATTGGCTGGAACCAGGACAGGACTCTTAACGCCCGATGCTAGCAATCAGCCGCTGAAGATTGGGCTGTGGGATTATTCGGCGGGCGCGGAGTATTTCAACGGCTACTTGCAAGACTTGCGTATCACTGTGGGCGCAGCCCGGTACAGCGGCAATTTCACCCCGCCCGCCACACGCCTACCTGGGCCGCTGGACACTGGACTGACAAGTGGCGCACTGCTGCCCCGCATGCGCCAGCACTTGCAGCCGCAGCGGTATCTACCTACCGCCGCACAGCCAGCAGGCACGGCAACCGGGCACCTGCGCGAACATACTTTTTTTGATGCGTACCACGGCGGCACCGGAATCATTTACGGCACGGTCAAGGAACAGCACGCGCCCGCAAACACGCCGTGGCGCCGTCGCGTGCTGCTCATCGACGAGCGCAGCCGCGTGGCCGTGCGCGAAACCTGGAGCGACGCGGTCACGGGTAATTACGAATTCAGGGGAATCCGCGAAGGCGTGAAGTACACCGTGTTGAGCTACGACCACACCGGCCAATATGGCGCGGCCGTGGGCGACAACATCACGCCGGAGATCATCAATGTCGCTTGAAATATCTGCCGACATCGCAGCTGCGCGCCTGCAGGTGGTGCTCGACCAGCTCAATGCCGGTGTAGGCCCGGCCCGCCTGCAGCTCTATGACGGGACGCGCACGGCGCTGTCTGCCCCGGTCACGGCCACGCTGATCGTGGATGTCGCGCTAGCCGAACCGTCGGGAACGATTACAGCGGGTGAACTGACGCTGAGCACGGCCGCAAACGCCATGAATGTGGCCACGGGCACGCCGACCTGGGGGCTTTTTGTCAATGGCAGCGGCGTGCCGTGCATTTCTGCGCCTGTCGTGGTGCTGTCGCCGGGCGATCCGCTGGTCGCTGGCGCCTTGTGCCTGCGCGTGCCCGTGCTGTATGCGGGCGGCCAGGTGCAGCCGCTCGAACTCAAACTCGGGTAAAGCGTGGCTGCTGTCGATCTTCGTTTTGGCGCGGCGCCGATTGCTGGGCCGCCTTACAACCTGGTATTCGGCGCAGCAGGCGGCGCAGTCACACCCACGGCAAATGTCAATCTGGTTTTCCGTGCTGCCCGGATAGCCGGGCCGCCGTGCAACCTCGTGTTTGGCGCAGCGGGCGGCGCGGCTGCACCGGAGGATTTATCGCTGTCGCTGCAGGCCACGCTGCCCGGCCTGACTTTGCGCGCCAGCCTGACAGCGCTCGATGGTCTGTCACTGCAGGCAGCATTGCCCGGACTGGCGCTGCGCGCCAGCCTCACGGCGCTGGATGGTGTCACCTTGCAGGCGGCTGCTCTGCTGCCCGGCTTGAGGCTGTCCGGAAAACTCGGGTACGACAACCGCGTCACGCGCTACCTGCACCGGCCTGCACTAGCGCCCCAGCAGGTGGCCGCTCCCGCCAGGCGGGCCGTCGGCGGCGCATGGCACACATCCCGCAGCGAGCAATGCGGCGCGACACCAAGCTGGTGCCAGGCGCTGCCCGTAAGGCGCGCCGTGGACGTATCGCACTGCGTGGCCACAGCCCGCGCCCTGGCTGTCGCGCCGGACTGGCAGCTGGCGCGGGCGCTGTCGCTGCAGGCTGCCATCCTGGCGCAGGTAGCCGACCGGCTGGCGCAGGCCCGGCAAAGCGCGTGGCAGACGGCGCAGGCTGTAGGCATCCGCACTGCCGGGGCGTTTGAGGTCGCCGACCGGCTGCTGCACACAGCCGCCGCGCTGCACCAGGTAGCCAGCCAGCGCGGATATGTTGCGGCCGGGAAAATGGGCCGCGCCAATCACATCGACACAGCCCGGCTCATACCGTGGCAGCTGGCCCGATGGCCCGCAGTCGGCAAAGGCGTCTGGCCGCCCGTGGTTGTAACGCCTGCCGGGCATGTGGGCAGCACGCATCTACTGTTCCAGCGCAAGCCTTTGCGCGGGCTGCCGCTGCATTTGGTTTTTTCGGCTTACCCGAGTGGCCGGGCGCCGCTGCCACCGGCCCGCGTCGTCATCCCATTTTTAAAGGCTTATGTGACCATCAATTTAATAGTCCTGCGCCGCGTGAGCGACGGCGCGTCGATTCCGGCTTTCGGATTCAACATGGCGCTCGACTGGCAGTCGTGGACCTGGTCGTGGAGCACATCCATCCCCGTCAATGCGCTGGCACTTGTCAAGCCCGGCATCAGCGGCGATCCCGTTGAGGTGGAGGCGGTTGTCAACGGTGTCCCGTATCGGCTTTGCGTTGAAGGTCCAGACCGACAGCGTCAGTTCGCCAAAGGGCGTGTGGGGATCAAAGGTCGCGGCACGGCGGCGATCCTGGACGCGCCTTATGCTCCAACCCTCCACTTCGGCAATGCCGAGGCACGCACCGCGCAGCAGCTCATGCTCGATGCGCTGACGATCAACGGCGTGGGCATCGGCTGGGATGTAGATTTTGGCTTGACTGACTGGCTGGTGCCGGGCAATGCATGGAGCCACCAGGGCAACTACATCAGCGCCATTCTGGACATCGCGGGCGCAGCGGGCGGCTATGTGCAGCCGCACGATACGGAGCAGACCCTGCGCATCCTGCCCAAGTACCCAGTCGCGCCCTGGGACTGGGGCGATGTGGTGCCGGACTTTGAGCTGCCCGGCATTGCCACGGTCGAGGGCATCACCTGGCAGCGCAAGGCAGCTTACAACCGCATCCACGTCAGCGGCATCGGCGCCGGGGTGCTGGGCCAGGTAACGCGGGCGGGAACGGCGGGCGACAGCGTCGCGCCTATGGTCACGCATGCCCTCATCACGCATGCCGATGCTGCCCGCCAGCGCGGCTTGGCTGAGCTGGCTGACACGGGCATGCAGGCCGATGTCAGCTTAAAGCTGCCAGTGCTGGCAGAGACCGGGCTGATCTTGCCGGGTAAGTTCGTGCGCTACCGAAATGAGTCGGAGACGCATATAGGGCTGGTGCGCAACATCGGGCTGGACTGGTCCATGCCGAAGCTGCGTCAAACCCTCTCTGTCGAAACCCATGTTTAAGGCTCGCTCATGACCAATATTTACCGCACCTTCCTGAACCTGCTGCCTGCGCGCCCGCTGCAGGTCGGCACTGTGCTGGTCATTGCTGACGGCGTGGCCACCGTCGAGCTGCCCGGCGGCGGTCGGTTGCAGGCGCGTGGCGCAGCGACTGGGGGCCAGCGTGTGTTTGTCAGGGATGGGGTGATTGAGGGCGTTGCGCCCAATTTGCCGATTGAAATTATTGAAATCTAAAGGAGAAAACTGAATGGACTTGACCAAAATTATTAGCACGGTAGCCCCATGGATCGGTACTGCCTTAGGCGGCCCGCTGGGCGCCATGGCGGTGCAGGCCGCTGCCGATGCGCTGGGCATCTCCGACAAGACCGTCGATGCTGTCAAGCAGGCGCTGAGCGGCGCCACACCCGAGCAGATGCTGGCGCTCAAGCAGGCAGATCAAAACTTTGCACTGAAAATGCAGGAACTCGGCTTCAAGCAACTTGCCGATTTGGAGGCTATTGCTGCGGGGGACCGAAAGGATGCGCGTGCGCTGCAAGGCGCGACCCGTAGCATCGTTCCGGCAATGCTGTCGGGCCTCGTGACGATCGGCTACTTTGGCATCCTGGTTGGATTGCTCAAAGGCTGGCTGACTGTGACGGACAACTCACAGGCGATGCTGCTGATGCTGGGCTCGCTGTCCACCGGCTGGGGTGTGGTGATGGCCTTCTGGTTCGGGACCACGGCGGCGTCAGGGCGCAAGACAGAACTGCTGGCCCAGGCGCCTGCAATCAGTTCTTAAAAGACAGGGCGACCGGGCGAGGTGCATGAACACCCTTTCCGGCCGCCAATCCACAGATCGCGCCTGTGAGCCAGCCAAGACCCTGCCACCTCCCGGAAGGCATAGGCAGTGTAACAACCTCTTACTGAACCTCACAAATATGGCATCCCCAATCATTCCGTGGCTCGGCGGCAAACGCCGCCTGGCCGACATCATCATCCCGCGCTTTCCTCCTCACACCTGCTACGTTGAGGTCTTCGCCGGTGGTGCAGCGCTTTATTTCCTGCGTCAGCCCGCCGACGTTGAGGTCATCAACGACATCAATGGCGACGTGGTCAACTTATACCGCGTGGTCAAAAATCACCTGGAGGAGTTTGTGCGCCAGTTCAAATGGCAGCTCAGCAGCCGGGAGATTTTCCGCTGGACGCAGGACACGCCCAGCGAGACGCTGACCGACATTCAGCGGGCGGCGCGGTTTTATTACCTTCAGCACCAGGCCTTTGGCGGCCGCGTCCAGGGCCAGACTTGGGGCACGGCCACCACGGCGCCAGCGGTCAATCTGCTGCGTATCGAAGAGCAGCTCAGCGCCGCCCATCTGCGCCTGTCCAGCGCGCACATTGAGCGGCTGGACTGGAAGGACTGTATCAAGCGCTATGACCGGCCGCACAGCTTTTTTTATTTGGACCCGCCGTACTGGGAAACTGAAGGGTATGGTGTGCCATTCCCCTGGGCTGAATACGAGGCTATGGCTGGAATGATGCGCGGGCTCAAGGGCAAGGCCATGCTGAGCATCAACGATCACCCGGACATCCGGCGCTGCTTTGAAGGTTTTCACCTCGTCGAGGTGCCGATCAAGTACATCGTCGGCGGCGGCCAGGGCGTGGAGCGCACCGAGCTGATCATCAGTAGCTGGGATGTCGAGGCGCAGCCTGCAGGACTTTTTTAATAGGCTCCACGATTGGCTCCATGATGATGTATGAGGTTGGACTATCGCTTCGCATTGCCTATGATTGTGTATTTTTTTACAAGTCATGATTGACAATATGTAAGCGTGTTGCAGCGCGTTGCATAGCGTCGCAAAAAAAGCCCGTCGCTTCCGCAGCGCCGGGCTTTTTTGTTACATTTTTGTAGCTGGCTGCAGCACTTTATTAGCGCCACGGCGCTTCTTTCTGTTTCCTGACCTACAAGAGCCCATCATGACCCTGACCGTTGAACAAGTTTGTAGCGCAACAGGCGCGACCCCTGCGCGTGCCGCGATCTGGCAGCCCTACCTAGACGTGGCCTGCGCGCTCTTTTCCATTGACTCGCCGAATCGTCTGGCGGCCTTTCTGGCGCAAATTGGCCATGAATCTGGCCATCTGGTGTATGTGCGCGAAATCTGGGGGCCGACACCGGCGCAGGCGCGCTATGAGGGGCGGCTTGATCTTGGAAATATTCAGGTGGGCGATGGCAAACGCTTCATGGGCCGAGGCCTGATCCAGACCACAGGCCGGGCTAACTACCGGGCCACCCGCGATGGCCTGATAGAGTTCCTGCCGGAAGTGCCAGACTTTGAAACCTTGCCCGAGGAGCTAGAGAAGCCCGATATGGCAGCACTGTCAGCCGCTTGGTACTGGAACAGCCACAATTTGAATGCGTTGGCTGACGTGGGAGATGACGCCTCATTTGTGCAGATCACGCGCCGCATCAACGGCGGAACGAATGGCTTGGCTGAACGTCAGGCGCTCTACGCTGCCGCAAAGGCGGTGCTGTGATGGACTTCTCGCAACTTTTGAAAACTGTGGCGCCCTGGATTGGCACGGCGCTGGGCGGACCGTTGGGCGGCATGGCGGTGCAAGCCGCCGCCGATGCGCTGGGCATCTCCGACAAGACCGTCGATTCTGTCAAGCAGGCGTTGA